GGAGAAAGGGTCATTCTGAGAATGAAGATTCCGACGTTACTAACTGAGTGTTGTATCTAATCGTGGGGGCAGGTCACGAACTCAGCAACAAAGATAGGTGACGGGAGTGGCCTGCTAATCTCGATCATAACCTCTCCGGTTTGGCTCCATTAAAAAAGCCCCGCTATTGCGAGGCTCAAAAAATGCAACTATGACAAATAGTTGCCGCTTACGCTTGTTACTACAGCATTGCTAACCATACTCAAACTTCCTTTAGCACAGGAAACAGGCACCACCGCTTGACCCTTTTCATTGAGAAAATAAAAAGTGCGAAATGCACATGCCATAGACAATTCCGGTTCGCCCTCTTGATGGGGGCGTTTTTTTGCTTTACAGAGCGTCAGCGTGAATACAGAACATCACCAGGTGCGTTCGTAAACGCGCCCCAGGTTGGTCATTTCACGGCGTTATACCAGGCCTGCCAGCGATACGTGTTGAGCCGCAGCTGGCGTAGGCATTCTGCCGTTTCGATATCCGCCTGCAGGTCCTCATCACTGTTTGCCCCGGCATTACTTGCCCTGCACGGAGCCTGCATCAAATCCGCTGATGGCGTTGGCAGCGTCGATGGCGCGCTGGCGCAGCTGCACAGCATTATCGTCAAACTGGCACACAGTACGATCCGGAGACTGAACATATTTCACCACGTCGCGGGTTATGGTTCGGTAAATCACCTTCGCCTCGGCACTGGCCGCAGCGGCTTTCTTCTCTACCGGCTGGATGGCTTTCTCGGCCTTATCTCTATTATCCACCGCCAGCGCGTTGATATGGTCGGCGTGGGCATTCCATCCAGAACGCCATGAAATCAGCGCGGTGGCGGAGATTGCTACCACCAGCGCCATCAGAACATATCGCCACTTCATACCAGCGCACTCCGCGCACGGTTATAACGCAGACGGCGGTCTTCAATGCCGTTATGGCCACCATTGATAATCTGTGTGACTCGCGCCAGGTCGCAGGAGTAAAGCAGGCATCCATGAGCGGCGTAGAACCATGCCGCCGAACGCGCCGCGTTGCGGTCCTGCTCCAGCAGTTCGGGGCTGGAGACCAGATCAAGTTTCAGCGCGGCGCCACACCGACGGTAATTATCCTGACCGGTGATCTGAATCAGGCCGCGTCCGCGATATTTCCAGCCATCACCCGGTGCTTTGTTGCCCAGGCGTTTGCTGTACACCAGATTGGCAATAGCGCGCTGGCGCTCCAGCGGTAACACCTTTTCATACGAGCGGCGGCCCAGCGCGTTTGCCTGGTCCTGTGTGAGCCGCCCGGCGCGGACGAAATTCGCCAGGCCTGCAACGCTGTAGTTCATGCTCTCCACCAGCCGGGAGAAACTCACTGACTCATGTCCGGTCTGGGCGATAAACATCGCCTGGTCTGCTGGCGCGGTGATTCCGAATTCTTTCATGGCCGCATCGATGTGCGGAAACCAGCGCGCAGCTAAGCCGGCGCTTATACCAGCCGCCTGCTGAAATTGTGATTGTTTCATTCCGGCCTCAGAACATGGAAGATGCGCGCGACGTTGCCCCGGGCGCGGAACACAGCAGCGCAGATGATTAAGTTGATAGCGACTGTTGCCCAGTGAGTATGCAGATACGAATCGAACAGATACCGGAACGGCACCGATGCATACGCCAGAATTATCAGATAGGCCAGCCATGACGCCCACGGGTTATGGCGCCCGCCAGGCTTACGGAACATCATCAGGCGCAGAACAATGGCGGCGCAGGCCACCACGTTAGTCACCACCAGCGGATCGTTAGTTACCATTGGTTCCCCCTCTCCAGCGTGCCAGCAGCTTTAGCGGGTCCTGTTCACTGAAAAATGTCAGCGTCTTGATTGCCACGGCAGACAGAATCACCGCGCCGAGCGCGTCCAGTGGCTTGTCTGCGTAGCCCGTCATTTTTGCCAGCCATGAACCCACCAGCCCGGAGCCATACACGCCAGCAAAATACGACACGACGAAATACGCGGAGCGGCGAAAAATAGTCAGGTCTGCAGCGGTAGCCACATAGAAAACAGCCCCGGCAAACGCCCCGAACACAACGCCGTAATCAGTGCCGGTAAGCAGGCCATAAATGCTCGCGCCGGTCAGCGCGCTACCAGCAGCTGCGGTACCGGAAAAAGGTTCGGACATTACGCCCCCTCGTTATTGATGAGTCCTCTCGAATGAGGGGAAATAAAAAAGGCCGCTTTCTGGGCGGCCTTCAGGGAATTGTTCAGGTATCGTTTCTTTATGAAATGAATATCAAAGTCAAAAAAAGGGTGTGCTTCCGGGAAGTTGCTTTGAGAACTAGATTTTTGTCACCTTAGATTTCACTGAAGATCTGAGATTATCAATAATGATCTGGTCGATGTAATGAATGTTTCTGGCCTGTTCCAGCATTGTAACCAGCTCATCGATTGCAGCTGATGCTGTTATAACGACATTTTTATCAATCACAAAGCTTGATCTCTCGTCCTTAACAAGGGATTTCAGATGCTCTGAAAAAAGCCGATATCTTCCAATATTCATTTTTTACCCTATACCGGTTAACCCGTTTAAGCTAATGTATTGTTTGACTTTTATTTTTATATTTAATCCCAGAATTAAAAAAGTTCTCAGGTACAAATGGCTGTGATCAGGAATCCTCAATGAGTCTAGGCTCAGAAAATTGCTTAAGGTGCGGTCGATTATTATCTCATGCCAGTATTTTCATCAATTCCGTATAATCCTGCACCGGGACGGCCTTGCGCCCGTTCTGTTAGCCCTTAAAAAAAGACCAGCCTGGCGACTGCGGGCTGGTCAGGAAATATTGTTGTCGTGACTGTGAGCGGATCAGCTCACCTGAGATATATAAGACTGCACTTCCTGTGCATTTAAAATATAAGCAAATCGGCAACGCTTCGCCTGTCTTATAATCAAAATTCGGTCAGGGTTCAGTCTTTAATGCAGCATATCGCGCTTAATAACTTCTTCTGGAAGAGGCGTTGCCGCAAGGTTGGGAAGATCCGCCTGGGCAAACTCAAGCTGAATAAAGCGTAACTCTGACATACGTACTTCGGCTCCATTCATGTACCTTGCATACCGGGTACCCTCAGAGTCTGTTACGTCAGAGACCAGAACTGGATAAAGTTTTTCCATTCCGGATGGCTGGATGTGCTTGATAAGCATCGGGATTGGATAGAAGGTACGGGGAGTTCGCATTGGAATGCCTGATAAAGGATAGGTACCTGAGCCTAGCACTTACCCCATGAATAGATAGTTTTTTATCTATAAAAACTTATCAATTAATAAGAAATACCTAAATAAAAAATCTTTATCAAATTTTACGAAATTATGCTGCTCGAAAAGCAACCGAGCTGATAGTCGTAAACGCTCGCGTGGATCAAAGCCCTGGATGCACTGCAGAACAACCCTCTCTGATATTTCTGCGCCATCAGCACATAAAAAAAGACCTGCTCGGACGAACAGGTCATATCAGGTAGAACATCTCTCGACGGCGCCAGGTGCCTCCCGGTGAAACGCTGACTGGATGCATCGTTTCGCATGCTTAATCAATTACAGATTATCCAGTAATGCCCCTCCGCTCAGGGGGATTCGCCATCATTTTTTTATTTTAATGACTGTCAAAGAATGCTCTTTAATCGTAGTGCCCGCTTCGATGATTTCAACTCTGATAGTTCATATTTAGCCACTCTGCAGACATGATCACAAACCGGCAATATGGGTTCCGCGTCACTCCCCGCACTTTGTCTTATTAGCGTAGGGAGTCGAGTCCATAAAGTAAAAAACCCCGCCGCAGCGAGGTTCTTAATCTGGTTAACGTCACGGGCGTAATATCCCATCGTTGAGACGAGATTAGCCAAATTCCGCCACGTTTGCAACATGCTAATTTAATGCGTCACCCTGCTTAAAACACTTTGTGCGAGCGATTCCTCAATGTGACACTGCTCAACGAGTCGATCGAACAACAATTTATAGTTTCGCCGCCAGGTGGTTTCTGTTACTCCGAGCGCCTTAAATACCTCCGTATCTTTAAGTCGGGGGAAGCCGCGCCCTTTGCATCTGGGGCACTGTTTGTAAACCGGCACCCCCTGTAGCTGTGATTTCTTTTTATCGAGCACTTCGCCACGTCCACGGCAACGGCATTCGTTCTTCACCTTTCCTTTCCCGTTACAGGGCTGGCAAATCACCCGCACCTGTTCGCGTACCGGTTTCCATTCTTCCCAGTCGGAAGGTGAGATCCCTTTTGTGGTCCTAACCCACTTCGGCGGTTTGCCGTCAGGCCAGGTAACCTTGTTGGTAAAGACCTCTGCATCAATAAACCCCTCCCCAGCACAGCTCTGGCATGTCACCAGACTTGCCGCGCTCAGTGAATAGTCGCGGAATACAAAACCAGCCAGAATTCGCAGGAAGTTTTCTCGCTCTGCTGCCGTCATTTTCTGAAGCGACTGGTTACGGCTGGCGCGCCGTTCTGCCAGTCGGGTTAAAAACGCAATGATGTTATCCGGTGCCAGCACCCCTGCTTTGGCGAGATACAGTTCGATACCGACAGATGCTTTTGAATTCGCCAGGCCCAGCGCGGCCATCACATCGGTTATTGAAAGTGCGTCGCCGCTCGTCCCACATGAAACGGTGCCGGGAACCATTGATTTTGGCGCAAAATACTTCGGTAATGACTCAAGCTTCATCCGGCAATCCTCATTGCTGTTTTAATGTAATTTCTCAATATTCGGTAATCCGTCAGCACCGATCCGCGAAAGCGGTAAATTCTCAGGCGCTGCCAGCGGAGGCGGATAACGTCTGTTTTGTAATTTTCTCTGTTCACCGTTTTCCCTCTCTAGTTGCGTACCAGTCCCGTACGTACCCGAGCGCCAACAGGGCGGCCCAGCCAATTTGATAGATGTTGTCTGTAGTCATGCGGGATTTTCCTGTTTCAGTGCACGAAGATTTGCCCTGGCATCGGCGCGGATACCGTCCAGTTCTTCGCGGGTGTATCGGTGGGTTATGTTGTTGCTTTCGAGTGCCAACACACGCTCTTCGCCGATCAGGTCAACCAGCGCGGCGCGGTAGGCTTCGATATTCCCTGATTTGTGGACATTGCAGGCGTGGCACTGGAGCCAAATATTGTCCGGAGTGAACCGGAGTTGCGGGGCGGCGGCTGTGGTTCGGTAGTGCCCGGCGTGCCAGGCGAACGCTTTTTTCGTGCCGCAGGAGATGCATCCATGCCCGGAGGCCAGAAGCATTTCACGACGCCAGTCATTGACCGCGCGCTGGGTTACCTGCACCCAGTGGCGGATCGGCTTCAACTCTTTACGGCGTTCAGCGCGGCGCTGGCGGTCGGCCTTTTCCTCCTGGTGCTTCTCTTTGATTTCAGCTGCCGTATCCTTCACTTTCTGTCTTGCGCGAAGCTCCAGCGCGTAGATAGCGCCGTGCTCAGGACAGCACCACCAGATGTTTGCGTATTGCGGGTGAAACCATTCCCCACAGGTTTTGCATTTGCGACGTGGTTTTTTAGCCATGCTCACCCCGCAAAATTCATAAGTTGCGCGGCGGCGTTCTCGGCCTCACGCTGATCGCGAAATACACGGGACAATATCCAGCGCCACAGCACATCCAGTGCGGCACGGTAGAGTTGCTGGAACTCTGTTTCGTCCATGCTTGCGAAAGAAATGCTTCGGGGGTGTTTGCGGAGGGTACCGTCAGGCAGCTGAATAGTGTCGAAATGTCCGGCCTCAATGGTTACCCAGGCACGATACGCATCGAAGGATTTGCACAGGCTGATGCCGTTTGTTATGCGGCGACTGGCAACCTGTTCCAGATACTGCTCAGCGGCATCCATCAGCGCGCCTTCGTTACCACCAAAGGCGGCAAGGTATCTGGCGTAACCGTTAACCAGCCTGCGTTCGTTGGAAGATATCGCACCGCCGGTCGGTTCCCAGTACTCAAATCCCAGATTAAGTAGCGCGAAGAACTTACGGTGAAAGGCGGGGTTTCGAACCTGGCGGAACTCGGCCACCAGGAGAGAGCCAAGCTTGAATTTTTTTTGCAGAATATCACTGGTCTCCGGCGAGGCGGGGATCAGGATATTTGATGAATGTTTGATAAGTTGTAGTTCGTGCGCCATGGTGTTCACTCCGTGGCGCTTTGCTGCTCCGATTCCGCTGTTCAGGCGGTAAGTAGATTATG